TGGGACCGTACACCAGGTTCGGCTCGTGATGCTGCGGAGGTAACGCCTTCGTACCATGAACGGGGATCCGCTCTGGCTTAAGGGGATTACTCGGCGATTGCATCAAGGATGAACCGGCGGCCAGACCCTTCGTTCTCACCTACTAACTGCAACGCTAGCTTTCGCTAGCGGGCACAACGCGGTAACCAAAGTGCCTTGGGTCGTAGCTAGTAAAAGTCAGTCCGAAAGGACTGGCGGGGTCTAGTGAAAGCTCATAGTAGCTTTGGTCAACCTCGATGGTTAACCACCACGGCTTCATCGCCTGCCTGCGGCCCGCTTCCCCTTACGGGGGGACTCGGAAACCGAAGGTATTGCAGGCCTCTCCGGAGGTATGCTAAGGTTAATTATTACTAACTAACACTTAACATGGCACTGTTTCGAGCTTTACAGCTTAAGACAGCGTCCGCAATATGGCAAAGGGCTGTAAAAAGCCCTAAGCGATTGGCGGGGCTGCTCGTAAGAGCTGTTCCGCTGATCGTAGGTGCGCAATCTCGGAGTTGGGTAAAGGCCGTGTTCGTGTTCACTAGGCTAGTGACGCGTATGCACCGGCGCCAGGGAGCCCGTGGGCTTGCCCTGTTTCTCAAGGCCAATAACCTCATTCTTATGAGGTTACTTGCCGGAAAGAGACTTGGTAATGCGCGCGAGGCAGGCGTCGCTGTATCCGTGACACGCCGGGGGATCCCAAGATGGATCCCACGTGCACATCGTTTCCGACTTCTGTCGGGCGATCGTGCCGTGATTAGGTTTTACCTCGGACTCCTGACCCTTTACCGGGTTTTGGATTTCAAAGGAAAACTTTCTCTCGACACTATCGTCAAACCCGGGAAGCAGATTGATCCAGGACTTCTCCTATCTTTCAAAGCATTTGCCCAAGGGCTTTTGCTAGATTGGTGGGAGCCGTTCGGGGTCAAACCTGTTGTTCCGGATAGAGAACGAGAGGACTCAGAGTTTTGGGGACAGTCGTCTGACAGTCCTTGGTACCTGAGAACTCAACGTATCTATGGAAGTTTGGGAATGGTGTACAAGTGGATATTCACCTCGGGCCCCAACACTAAGTACTCCAAGTCACTCGCGGTCGGAAACGTCTGGTTGGATCTCCTGGCCTTGATTTCAAGGCCGTGGCTCCTAGAGACAGTTAACGAACTGCGAGCGGTTGTTGGTGACTTGCCACTTTCTTGTCTACCTTTCTACGCTGATGCGGAGAAGGCCCTGGACTCTTGGGACACTACGTGTCGCAAGGCCCGGGGTCCAACCTCAAAGGTGCAGGTTGGTGACTCGAAATCTGGTAAGAAGCCACAATTTGACGTGGGGGCCCTTAGTGTTGTGGAAGAACCCGGTAAGAAGCGGATTGTGGCGATGGTGGATATCTGGACCCAATGGATGCTCTATCCGTTGCATCGTGCCCTCTTCAAGCGTCTTGGTAAGACACCTACGGACGGTACCTTCGATCAAACGAAGCCCGTTACGAGGTTACTTGCTAAGGCGAAGGAAGCGGGCCGAACGCACTTCTGGTCGTTTGACCTTAGTGCGGCGACGGATCGTCTTCCACTGGTGCTCCAGGTATCTGTCCTGGGGGCCTTTGTCTGCGAGAAATACGCGGCCTTATGGGCGTCTCTGCTCACGGACCGGTCCTATCGTGTTCCAAAAGAGTTCGCGACCACCCATGGTCGCAAAGCTCCAGAGGGCATGAAGGGCTCGGTTCGCTATGCAGTAGGCCAACCCATGGGAGCGTATAGCTCGTGGGCAATGCTCGCCATGGTTCACCATGCCATAGTCCAATTCGCCGCCTGGCGACTCGGACACAGATCTTGGTTCGAGTGGTATGCGGTACTCGGAGACGACATCGTCATTGCTGACGAGGGTGTCGCCAACGAGTACGTGCTTCTCATGGAGGAATTCGGAG